GTCAACGTGCAATCGCTCAACGCGCGGCTGGCCATCGGATTGTTGGCAACCTGTTTTTGTACGAACCCCACAACTTTCTGGAGGCTCTTGTGAGCGTTGATCTGCATTCTTTATCTCCTTATATGTTCACAAAGATGAGCGCCCCGTTAGTGTCGGGGGATACCGATTTAATGGAACAATTGGCGAGCTTGTACCAACCCGAGGGAGCGGTAGCTCCCGCCACCATGAACTCGATAATCCCCGTGTCCTCTTTGGCGATCACAACGCCGCCGACAACCGGATCAACGGAGCCCGCCGCGGTCTTGGTCCACGTTCCGATCCACACGGGACCGAAGTACGCGACGGCAAGAGGAACACCCTGCAGAACATAGTCCGGTTTGGCCGGATCGTTCATCGCGATGTCGGGACGATACAGCACGATTCCACGGGGAACAGTGCCTACGGTTCCGGCGGTCGTGGTGGCCAAGGATCCCGTTACGCCGCTGGTGAGGTACGAGAGCGTGGGAGCCGGATACACAGTGGTGGACTTCGCAGTAAAGATTACGCCGGTCGTCGAACCAGTAAGGGTCCAACGAGGAAGCGTCATGCCACGAATAGCGGCCGCCACAAGCGCGGCAGTCGTTTCAACAGTGGAATCTAACGCCAGTACAACGCCGTCAACGACAATATTTCCGGTGAGTGTACACGCTGTCGCAACAGTAAGCGTGAATACGGAGGCTACGCCAGCGGTCACCACGGCGCCGACAGAAAATACACCGTCGTCGTCTACAGGGTCACTGCAGACAACCACGCCGAACTTCATGGACTGGGCGTCGAGCTTATTCTGAACGCCGCCGAGAGTGTATACCCCAGTCGGGTTATACGCGGCGACTCCGTTTGGTTTACCCGACCCCTTGAAACCAAGGGTCATGGTCATATTCTTAGTGGCCACGTGAGCCTCCTTAGAAGTTGAGGAACAGCATAACGCCGTCCCCGCTTATTGTGAGAGATTTTACCGAAGCCGATATAATCGTCCAACCAGTACTCGCCGCGCTACCATAGGGAAGGAATTCAATTGCTCCCGTGGTGTTGTTGCACTGGACAACGCATCCTACGATGGGATCAATAGCTCCAACCTGGGTCTTTTCCCAGGAGTAAAGCCACATCTGACCCTTATACATCCAGGTCAACGGTTGAAGGGAAAGATACGCGTCGTTCTTGGCGGGCATCGTTTCGGCAATTCCACCGTTGTACACGATTATTCCGACAGGTGCATAGCCAGAAGGAATGCCCATGTATACGATCCCGTCTTGTGTCGCGTCCGGATCAACCGACACAACACAGCCGAACTTAGGAGTGTTGCCCGTATCGGCATCAGAGTGCACACCGCCGAGCATCCAGGCTCCGTCGTCGTTATATGCCGGAATTCCGTTAGGGCTTCCGGAACCTTTGTATCCGAGACTTACAGTCACTTGGCCCTTCCTTTGAGAGTCTTAAAGATCTCGTTAACGTCCACGCCTTTAATATCCCCCGAAGAGTCTATTCTGGCGCTTGACGGATAGCGCGCTTCCTTGTTATCGTCCAGGTTGGGCTTCTGTTCGGCCGAATCTGCTACGGGCGCCTCTTCTTCCGGTTTTGCGTCTACCACGGCTTCTGCGGCGGCTTTCGTGAGCAGATAGTCCTTAAGCATCTCCATAGTTTTCTTATGAAGGTACTCGTGCTCTTGCTCTGACAACTCGTTGCACCCTTTGTCATAGATGGTGTCGTCAATGCCAACCATCGCAGGTTTTTCGTGCTCTTCCTTTTCCTCTTCAGGAGTCTCGGCCTCTTCGTGGGCTTCTGTTTCACCTGCTTCGGGCTCTTCCCCCGTCTTTTCCTCACCGGGTTTCTCTTCTCCCGGCTTTTCTTCTACAGGAGCTTCACCCGGCTTTTCCTCAGCGGGTTTCTCTTCTGCGACTTCTTCAGCAGGGTTCTCTTCCTCTGTCTTATCCTTGGGCTTATCATAGGCATCGCCTACTGCGGGAGCGTCAAGAGTCGCGGCCGCGTCCAACGTGCAGAACAGATTTCCGATCATTATCCCGTACTGATTTGCCGCCTCATCCCCTTCCTTGTTGACATGAACAAGATCCGCCAGATATCTGACCAACTTGTTCTTGTCCGCAGAATCTGGAAGGGAATCAACGACCATCTGGAGATCGCTCACAGCCTCAGCCATTGCCTTATCATCCATCGTAAGTCGATCCTTGATAATCTTGGCGAGCTTCTCTGTGAACGAGTCTCCGGAACCATCTTTTACTCCGCCCAGCATCTTGTGGATGGCATAAAAGATTCCCGACTGTCTCTTCTTCATGAAGACCCCCGTACTGTCCAATATACAGGCGGAAGCTCCGCCTCGTCCAGCCCTTGTAAGAGCCAGATGGTTTACCTCAAGAATCTTTTTCATAACGATGTCGTACTTCTCACCGTTAGGAGAAACACCTGAATCCCAAGCGAACGCCGCGGCATATCCTGGAGACACTTCTACGATACCCTTGTAGTAGGCGTTCATTGACGCCTCGTCTGCAAGAGTGAGTGTAGAGCGGATCGCAACCTCGTTCTGATCTTTAAGGTACTCTACAACCGCCGTGTCTCCAGTGTACCCTCTTGCGTACTTCATGAAGTTAGAAGGAACAACGGCCTCTTTCGGATGTTCCAACGTAACAGGAAGCTTCACAAAAAGAGCCGCCGCATCTGCAACGACCGTTGCCGGCCGATAAACGCCGAAGGCCCTCTTCCCCTTCATCTCCGGAGGCACAGAGAGACCCAGGGAAGAGACCTCTTCGGCAGAATACACATAAACCCCTGATCTCGCTATGGCTACAGTTTTATTCAGTCTTACTGACACTGTTCTCTCCTTTGTCCACAGGTGAAGGTTCCCCTTCTTCTTTCTTCATAAACGGCGCTGTCTTTCCACCTGCAGGATCTTCCGTTCCAGGAGCCGGGGAAGGAGGCGGAACAGTGTTCTTTATACTGTTAAGAAGATCTTCAGGGAACTTCATGTCTGGTATAAAGCACTTCGCAAGAGCGATTGAGTCCGTAAGCGTTGCTCCCGCGGTCTTGAACATGTTCACCGCGGCGCTGAACTTATCAAGAAGTTTACCTTTCTCTTCGCTTGTGACTACTTCCGGAGTATCAAACGACAGCCGTATACGGTCACAGTACCTTGCCTGTTCCGAGTTCCTTCCGAAGCAACCATAGACCAACATTCTAACAATTGGCCCCAACGAAGGGAGAAGACTGTTGTTGATGTTCTTGATTGTCTCGGACTGCTTTATGGTGTTGTCAGCAGTGTTGTCTGAGAACCCTTTTGGCATTGTGTGAAACAGAACAGCTTCTGGAATACCGCTGTCTGCGCCTACGTCCTGTCGTACAGATTGGATAAGCTCCGCATACTGCGAATACTGACGGTTTATCGCCTTCAGTTCACCGAAACTGTTTATCGTGACCGGATTGTTCATTGACCAGCCGCGCATCTTAAGAGAGTTGGCTTGAGCGAACTTCTCCGCGAATTCCGGCCCGTTCTGTGCTATGATCCCGTCCAGCGGTATCTCGTGGACCAGTAAAGACATCTGTTGAGCCATGATGGGAACAGACATGATTATGATCTTGTACGCCAGGATTGACCGAATGTAGCCTTCGTAGTCCGAAGCGCCCCACCCGATCTGCCTAATTGCTCCCCAGTAAGGAAGCTTCTTCGGTCGGATAACCGCGCAACGAGCGGTTGCTACTCGTACCCCTCCTATGGGGATATAAAACGAGTTGGGCATCAAGTAATCCCTGGCTGTTATATCGTAGTCAGGGATCATTATCGCGTTCCATCGGTCTACAGTGACGAAGTAGTCGATGCAGTCCTTATCTATGATCCCTTTGTCCAACAACTCATTGAGAGGAAGTGTAAGGGAGATAAGGTTGTCTTTCTTGAGCTTAGGATAGAGTAGTGCTCCTCCATAGATAAGCCCGTCCCTTGTAACCGTCTCAAGGGCAGAGTCGAAGTTTATGGACTGCGCGTACTCTTTAAGCTTCTTCTTGTCCTCTTCTGAATGAGCATCGCTTTCAAAGTGATACCCGTTAAGAAGAGCTCCTTTGGACTTCTTGTCGATAATGATTTGAGGAAGCCCACCAGAGGAATAATAAGCTGTAGCTTCATTGGGGGACATGCTAACAGGAATCTGGGCGCGATTAAACATCCCAGGATCTACCCCGCTAACACCTGTCCCGGTCATTGGGTTGACAAATCCGTCTAACACGCTTGTTATATCTTTGCGGGCTTCCTCAAGAAGTTGAAAGCTGACGCCGTCTTGGACAAGGTTTGCCCTCACCTGGTCGTTCAGCAAGGTTTGAATCCGCGTCATATCATTTTGCGATACGGGGACTTCGGACAAAGAATCAGCTACAAAGGTCTTCTCTTTATCCGCGATTATGCTGTAGACTTCTTTAAAGTTGGCGTTCGTTACGGAATCAGCTATCGTTTTAAAAGATCTTAAGATCACGCTGACCTCCCCGTAAGAATCTGTGTGTAGCCTTCTTTCTTCTTAGCCGTTCTAGACAGTTCCCATAGATCGTAATAGTCCCTATCTCCGGACACGATTCGCCAAATTCCATACTCAAGCGCGTCGCAAAGATGGTCAGGAGAGGTGCTCCCCTTTCCTTTTTCTGGCTTGCCAAGGTCGTCGAACTGACGTGTCTTAAGAGCTATGTCCAGGTCCCTGCAATTCTTCTTAAACAGTTTGAGACGCCCTGTCTTAAACATCTTGTTCACAAAGAAGATGCGCTCGACGACTGCCGGATTGACTGAACCCATGCGAAGGTCTATATCGTGCGATCGGATCTCTTCCAGGTAGCCTGTCATGATCTCCTTACCAGAGGCGTCAGGATACCAGATAACCTTCTGTATAGGAAACGCCGCTCGTATGATATCCGGAGCAGAACCTATCTGTGCAAACGAGAAGGTCTTTACAATGTAAAGTATCCCGCCCCGTTTGGTCAGCGCTACGGCCTTAGAGAAGCCCGTATTGAGATCTTGTCCAATTTCCACTATCTGTATACTATCCATGTCAAACATGTCAATGGAGTCCCGCGCAGAATCGTAGTCGCCGTACACACGTCCTGTGTTAAGGTTGACGAACCGTCCTTCGAGGTACGCCAAGCGCTCATTTTCGTTGTACAGTGAATAAAGTCTCTTCACATAGGCCGCAGATAACGCCTTATTAGCCTTGGTCTCTCCGCGGATGATTATGTGCGGCTGACGAAGTTGTTTAAGCATCTCAACGATGGCGTAGGTTCCTGAGTACCCCTGAGCGGTTGTCGTGAATACGCTGAAGGGCAAGCGGTCATCCGGCAACGTCTTTCGTGTACGTTCCTGAATAGCAGTGAATGCTTGTTGCGCCTTATCCTGCGGCAACTCGTCTAACTCGTCCGCTATAAAGATTGAGAAGTTATAGGCGTACAGTAGATTCGGCTGGTCTAGTGCAACCATGACGATCTCTACTGCTCCAACTCTCATTATGTTGTCTTGTTTGTTGTCACTATACGCGGACCCTGTCATGATCAACATTCGCTGGAACTCAGCCACCAGTGTCTTGCGAAGCAAGGTAATGGTTGTGCCTCCCAGTCCGATTGTTATAGGTGTCTTATAGAACTTCTGGCACAGAGATATGAGTAGCATAACGTCGCCTGACGTTTTTCCGCATCCGTATCCACCAATAAGAAAGAAGTACTCTAGGTCACGATACGCCCACGGAACTTGGAGCAGTTGTTCCTGATGTATCCACAGCTCCATTTCCTGTGTGGCCATCAGAATTCCCCAGGTCCCGCCAGATCGTCAAGTCCTTCCTCTGGTTCGAATTCCGTATTGATCTCGAGGTTGTCCGCACCGTTGTCGAACTTGGCCCCTGACATGTTGATTTTGATGTTAAGCGGGTTATTCGTCTTCCCCGCCTTTTGTCCTTCTCCCCACCGTGCAGGGTTCAGTTTAGACAGTTTCCAACGAACGTCCTTAGTATCGTACGCGGCCACTGTCGCATTCATGGCCGTATCGAACTTCTCCAGTAATGCCTTCTCTTCAAGCTTCGCTTGGAAGTCCAGTTGACGGTTAAAGACCTCGTCCTTGTCCAGCTCTTCCATTTCTTCAAAGGTAAGTTCGGCCACCATCATTGCTGATGCCCGGTCCATTCCGAGGCGGATATATCTCTTGACGTAATTCTTTTTGTCTTCAAGAGTCATTTGCCCACCTCCTTGGAACCTTACCTATTCTTCACCTATAAGTATATACCTGTACGGTATAAAAAGCAAGCAATTCCCTGCATTAGTATTCATGTTATACACGTATAACAATTAGTAAAGCGCCGCGCCGCCGCGCAAGCCATTGGGATGATGTAAAACATCATTTGGAGGCCGTTAAATAACGGCGCAAGCGGTTTGCACAGCGTAGGTCATACACTTACGTGACGACGTACTTGCGCCCATGTTTATGGCCTATTGTAAATATAATTGCTTGTATTGTAACCATTTAGGTATTTCTGGTTCGTAGTATATTTTGGCCTGATCACATGGAACAGGTCATAGGGAACGCGTCTATTGTGTATGTACAGCCTCTTGTTCTGGCTGACACAGGGTACGCGCAATAAGGCGCAATAAGGCGCAGGATAAGGGTCGCGTTCTGTGTTCTACTGTCTGCCCTTCATACTGCCCACCCTCTGTTCTACGGTCCGTGTTCCACACGACACATGTCACGGTCCAACCTGGATTGGTCATACTGACATGAATGAGTGAAGACGATGAGATTTCGTTTGCCGGGGGGTACGTAGTAAAAGCCCTATACTGTCATTGGCGTATATATACCCTGCCCTATGTATGACCCGTGCTATATAGCAATTCCTACTTGGCATGGTTTATGCTAGTGGTCCTACTTGGCATGGTTTATGCTACCTATGCCCTGTTCCGTGTGCGCTAAAATAAATTAAAAATAATACCTTTCGGCTATTGTGTTATTATACATACCGTGGTATAATGATTTTAGGTTAAATATAAAGGCGGTACGGCAATGGTAAAAGGTAGTAAATTACTAGGTGCACAAGTACATGTGGCACAATTAGGCAACGGTGCCATAGGCATACTAGGCTATGGTACGGTCATAGCACACGCACATGGCAGGGTAACGATACAGTGGGCGCAAGGCTGGTATAGCGGCAAGGCGCTTACTATAAACGTGCCGCGCCACTTGGTATTTATAGCAGGTGGGTTTTTTAGCGATTGTAAAGCGCTTAATAATATAAGCGCCCACTATAGCACGTGGTATAACCTAATGCGTAACACGGCATACGGCAACGTACCAAGGGCTATACGGCAGGCATAATATGGTAGTAAGTAAAGGTTATTACATAGGCGGAAAACCGTTACCAGTTTATACGGTATATTACTATGATGCACTAGGCTTAGTATGCAGTATACCGGCTATAGGACAATATGGTGTTTACAAAACGGCTTGCGCTATAAGGGCGCAAGGTGGAAAACCTATAAAGGCAAAGTTAGCAAAGAGCGCATAGCGCAAAGGATGGTATACAATGTACGCAAACATGGTAAAGGCAATTGCACTGACAGCGGATTGTGGGGATTATACGCTTGACCATAATGGGATAGCACGGGACAAGGCGACCGCGATTGGTAAAGCGTTTAATACTATACACGATAAGTATAGTTTTAATACGCTACAAGCGTGGGACGACTTTATAGGCAAGTTGACCGACGACGACCTTGCGGCATTTGCGATAGGGGACTACGACACGACGAACATTGTATGGTACGAATGCCAACGCGCCGTGACCGAAGCACTTTTTGGAATACGCATGTAACGACCGACGAAGTATAGCCGAAACGCTATATAGCAAGGAGCGACCGATGAACTATAAGAACATACCTGTTAAACCGATAACGGAATGGGACGGAGTGACGTGCGACGCTTGTTTAATAAATAACCAGACGGGCGAAGTAACATGCGGAACCGTGCGAAGAGTTAAAACGCGTGTGAACCGGGCACTAGCCGACCCAGAACAAGACCCGACCAAACTAGAACTATATTACGGAAACGCTATATAGCAAACTGATCGAAATACTTTACGGTTTACTATTGCTATTTATAGTAAACCGTGGTATGATAGAAGTGTAAGGTATAGCGCAGTAAAACATGGTACATAGTACCATACGACGCATACCACGAGATGGAGGCCTAGAATGGACGCCAAGATGTTTAGCGAGAAAGTGAACGCGAAGGTTGAAGAGTACATGACCGCGGCCGCGGAAGCGACCCAGAACATGACCGAAAGCGAACTGGACGCCTTTAAGATGAAGGTTATTGGCAAGGCGAAAGGCGATGTGAAAGCGCAAGAAAAGGCCGACGCCTTGGCGCTTGTCCTTGAAATCGTAAAGACCGTCGCCGGCGACGACAAGGACGCCATGAACGCGGTCAACATCCTGACCGTCCGTCAGCGCGTTCCCGGCATCCCGGGCGAAGCGAAAGTCGGTGCTCCCCGTGTTTCCCGGTTCACCATGCTCGACGAACAGTTCGCCACTCCCGGCCAGACGGTCGACGAAGTTGCGCTGTTCGGTCAGTACAAAATGGGACGCAAGGACATCTACTGGATCATCGCCGACGCGATCAAACAGGCCAAGGACACGTCCAAGCGCAAGTGGATCAGTTTCAATCCCGAAACCGGCATCTACACGTACGAGTCCCAGGGCGCGCTTCCCCCGGACGGCTGGAAAGGATACGTTCCCGTGGAACTGAAGGCGCCGAAAGTGGCCGTTTCCCCCTCCGAAGAGCCCGTCGCCAATCCCGACCTCGACCCGACCGCATAAAGCGATCAGCAGGACACGCTCCACGTATGCCGTGTCCTGTTCCCCATTCCCTAGGCCTCCCGTTCCGTACCATGCGGAATAGGAGGCCTTTCTTTTGGCCCAATCCCTATTCCCATCATCCATCGCCGCTATCCACTTCCAACTAGAACAGGCCATTTATCGCGTTCCAAACTCCCCGTTCTCTGGTCCACACGACACGTTCCCTGTTCCGGCCGACAAGTTAGTCGAGACTAACAGTCAAGATAGGCAACGCCAACGGAACGCTATACAGTGTTAGTGCAGGCTAACAAGTGGCCTGTTCCCTATACAGTATGTGATGGAATTGCGCCTTTCCAATAAAATAATCCATTCTTGGCTATTGTCGCTTAAGACGGCGCGCCGACAATACTTTTCATGACGACGATGCGCAGAAATGGCACTAGTGGCACTAGCCGGCACTAGTGTATACTTTTGTAATTGCTTGTATAGTAAGTAATTAGCATCAGTTTCTTAAAAACTAGTGCCACTAGTGCCGTACTGACCATGATCGTTTTTTCGTCGTTTTGTAAAAAACTCTAAAAAACTGACGGCACTAGTGGCACTAGTGGCACTATAACTGATGTAATTACTTATATAGTAAGCAATTAAAATAGTGCCATCAGTTACCCTATGAAACGCCCGTAAACTGCTGTAAGTAATTACTATACAAGCAATTATTTTAGGGCGCCTGTTAGGGCGTCAAAAACATGTGCGTAGGGCACGCAAGTTTACAAGCGTTTTACCTGATCCAGCGGACCAGAGAACGTGTTATTTTCCTCTCTACGCTTGCCTATGGAGCCTATCCGCTTACGCATCAACTGTTGCCTTATACCTATCCTACCTTCCTATTTCGACTCCTTCCCTTCGTCGTATACGCTTGTCCGCGAGGCCTATCCCTTTCTCCCCTTGCCATATAAATCCATATATACGCCTTTCCATATATAGTAAAAATATGTGTCCTTTTGCGCTTTTTACCTATTGTGTTATTGCGTATACCGTGCTATCATTAAGGTACGTTGTAAAGCACGGCACGCAATAAGCGCCGCGCGAAGGAAGGTAACATGGAACGTATCATAGTGAA